ATTACGATTTTCTTCATCAGTCCTCGTCATCGTCCTCGTAGGGATTACCCGATATTTTCTCGATGGGCTTGACTGGCAGAATCCAGTCAGGATAGGACTCACGATCTAATAGAAGCCAGAAAGACATATCAGTAGAGAAGCCAGCCTTGCGCAGACTGGTGTAATAAACATGCAAAGCAATGCAGTATTGGTCTAGAGCTGAGTAAGCATCTAGGTCAATGACTTTCTTAGTTCTTGCCATGAGATAAGTGTTACTTACCTAACATCTCAATAATGGTATCGACACGCGCTTCAAGACGATTGACTTGATCCTTAATGCTTAAGCCGCCGTTAGGCTTAAGCTCTGTGAGGTAGTGCTTAATCATGAATTGCGTGTATGAAGCCATACCACCAAGAACAGCGATAACACCCACAGCCCAAGCAGCAAGGTCTGCCGCGCTCATTTTTTAGGCGTGGCGTATCCGAATACACCTGCGACAAGTGAACCAAGAATTGCTCGGTAGTCCAAAGCAAAGTTAGAGGTTGTGCCCCATACTGCTAGGAACGCTCCTATTGACATTACATAAGGGTTCTTCATATTCATGGTGTTCCGCCTATCATGGGTACATTAAAGAACGAGCCATCTGCATCGCCCTCCTTGGTAAAGCTAATATGGCAATGATGATTGTGCTTATTAGACCCAGTGTAAGGACGCCAAGCCCAAGCCTTCTTAGACGATGCGATTCTGCCATCGAAGATAATATAAGAGATTCTCTTATCGCCACGTTTACCGCAAAGTCGTAGTTGATCCGCAAGGTCAGGCATGAGGTCTGGCTTTGCTTTGCCAGATAAATCCCTGTCAATGTCAATGGCTCGGACGATACCTTCTGCATCAGGATTGTGGTCAGAAGGACGTGCCTGATGACGAGTGTCGCCAATCCAGCCGTCTGAGGTGCGATCTCTATCTGGGTAACTATCATCGACCTGAAGCCTTAACTGTTGCCCAGCTTTACAGAGTCGGGGTGTGTTCGACATTGCTGCACTCCCATCGTTTCTGTGAGTTAAGAGTTAATTCTTCATGTTCACACATAGCAGGTGCAATAAAAGCATCGTCAATCGGATCATAAGTAAATCCAATTCCTGCATAGTTATAGCGAATAGTTCCGTTGTATGAAGTGCGCTTACACGTCTGTCCTCTAAATTGTCCGTACCAAGTTTCAGGGTCTAAACCTTCAATGAACTGTGACTCATCTATTCCTACGATTACTTCTGTTACGATATTAGAATCATCTAAGAACGCATAATGAGCCATTAGATTGTCACCGTTCCTGTTCCTGCTGTGAACTGGTAAATCTTGTAACCACCTGATGTAGATGATGAGTAAGTAAGTCCAGAACCAACTGTCAAATCTCTTGCTGTATCTACGAAACGGATGATTACTATGCCTGAACCGCCGTTAGCTCCAGAAGGTACGTTAGTTCCGTCATAACCTGAACCACCACCGCCACCGCCTTTATTGGTTGCTCCTGCTGTACCAGCTCCAGAGTTGTTTGATCCTCCGCCATTACCACCTACGGAAGAACCACCTGTACCACCTGTAACTTGGTTAGCTCCGCCGCCTCCGCCACCTGCGTAAGTTACTGAAGAACCTGAATAAGAGTTAGCTGATCCTGTTCCACCATTGCCACCAGCAGAACCGCTACCGTTAGAACCGACTGAACCAATACCGCCACCGCCACCTGCGCTGGTTGTGCCAGAGCTGTAACCGCCTGCATTACCTTGAGATGGAGAAGTTGAAGGAGTATTACCTGCGCCGCCAGGGTTTGAATCGTTGTGACCTGTGCCGCCGCCAGAACCGCCAGCAACGCCGTCGCCATTTGTTGCGCCGTATGCACCACCACCGCCTCCGCCTGCTGATGAAATAGTTGAAAACACTGAGGCATTTCCGTTAGTGCCTCGATTATCTGCACCTGATGCACCACCAGTTCCACCAGCTCCGACTGTCACTGTATAACCAGAGCCAGCAGTTACAGCGAATGAAGAAGCAGTTCTAAATCCGCCTGCTCCACCACCTGCGCCTCGGTTAGTTCCACCACCGCCACCAGCTCCGACTACAAGGTAATCGACTGTGCTAGGTGCTGGAAGTGGTGTTACTCCTGCTGAAAATAATCCTGCTGTAATTGCGCCAATCATTAGGCAACGCCACCTACAACGTACCATGTGTCAGTTGCAGTCTTGATGCAGACTGCTGTTTTGTATTGTGCCAAAGTTGGAGAAGCCGCAGTTGCGCCTGCTGAAAGGACTGTAGTTGTGCCTGACGTAGTTGCAGAGATAGTGCAAGTACCTGCGCCTTTGTTGAGGATTGTGATGGCTGTGCCTACTGGAAACGCCACAGAAGCGTTGGTGGGAATCTTGAAGGCGATTGCTGTTGCCTTGTTCATAGGGACTAGAACTTGGTACTGATCCGCTAAGACTGCTGTGTAGTCTGCCGTTGCGTCACTGTTGACGGTAAAGGTCACTAGACCATTTACGGTAGCGGCAGTAAGAATATCGCCTGTTGCTGATGGTAGTCCTGATGCCATTATATCTCCTAGTAACCCAATGTAGATGTGCCGATTATACCGTAATACGAGCTTCCAACGATGAAGCCATCGGCTATTGGCTCAAGCGTTGTAATATTGACGGTCATCTTGTTTGGCGTGATTGACCAATTAACGCCTTGGAACTGAAGGTTCTTGACAATAGTCGAGCCGTCTGGCTGGATATTGGTGATGAGCAGATTGCTAAAGTAGTCCAGTCCAAGCATTGTGTCAGTTGGAACTGCTGGGTCTAGTAGATCAACTGTCATCTCGTCAATGCGGATAGTTGTCTCTTGACGGGTAGCAATATATTCCTTGGCTATCTCAGAGACAATGGTATCTGTCTCAGCTACAAGGTCAGTTTGAGTGACTGAGTGAGGGAAATACTTGTCAATCGATGCTTGGTTAATTGCTGTAATGGTTGAACCGCCAACACGGGCAAGATTGGCTTGGTTAATAATCAGTTTGTCATCGAAGCTGTACTTGAGGTTCTTGTAGGGAATTCCACCAGATTGATTAAAGGCTGTGGGCGATGTAGCCAATGAAGCCATGACTTGACTACGATCTTTGAAGACTGCCGTGCCAGAGCCGTCCATATAAAAAGCGCCAGTCTCAGAGAACTCTGCGTTCTTGATACCGGCAAGGCTTGTGCGGTTAGTTGCTGGGTCTGCGATGCAAGTGTTAGCGCCTGTAGCAACTGTGCGCATCGATGACGGAAATGAAACTTGGTTCAGTATCTTGCCTATGCGAGTGCCAGTCGTCTGGCCAGCGCCAGAGTCTGTAACCGTATTGATATTAGCCATATTAAAAAGACGGAAAGCATCTTGGCACACGATATCGACATAGCCAGTATCTTGATTGACTGGGTAGGTATAGCGGTATTCGATGGCATAGCCTGAGAATAAATACTTTTGAGTCGTTGCTGTAGTTGCTGAGACGCGCAACTTACGAAGCGGTACGAGTTTGCCGTAATAAGGGCTTGATACGTTCTGAGGGTTAAAGTAGCTGAGAGGGTCTAAGACTCTGACTGTGCATTGACCTGCTTCGTACTGGTCGCGCTGAATATTGCGTCCTCGGGTAATGCTAATCTCATAGACATTAGGAGTCAGATCAACTGTAGGTTCTGGGGAACTAGAAGTTCCAAGGGTTGAAGTGCCTAGGATGCCGTACTTGGCATCGCCAATAACGAAGCCGTCATAGCCAAAGGTTGCGCCGTTGGTAAAGTCAAAGGAAACGGCTATCTGCGCTGGGAGTGCCATTAGCCGAACATACCTGCGATTCTACCAATCTGAGATGGTGAACCTGAAAGACTTGAAAGCTGCGCTCCTGCTAGGACTTGATCAATAAGTTGTTGCTCGCGGATCACATTGCCTTGGACTGTTACGTTAATAACTGGGGCTTGCATGGCTGCTGCAACTACTGGTGAGAAGCCACCAGATGCTCCTGCTCCTTGTGAGACTAATTGAGAGAAAGAACCTGAGGCTGCCATCTGAGAGGCTGTAGGCATGGCTGCGGCTGTTGCAGTAGAACTTGGTACATTAGGCGCAGTTGAGCCTGTAAGGACGGCTGCTGCCTTATTAGCTAGGTATGAGAGGTAAGCATCTAGGTATTCAAAAGGGTTCTTGGCATTAGGCAAGGCTGCAAGAAACTTGGCTAGGTTGCCTGAAGCGTCCTGTGCCATGAGAATCTGATTGGTCAACTTGGTTGCTACTGCCTCATTGCCGTTAAGCAATGCTAGTTGAGCCTCAACACGCAACTTCTCATTCTCCGATAGTTTGCCCTTAAGAGCTGCTACAAGTTGAATCTGCTCTAGATCAAAGACTGTGCCAACTTTCTTGAGCGCGGCTTGCTTTTTCTGCTCGGCAGTAAGAGCCTTTGTTGCCTTTAAAGCATCAGCAGCTCGCTTTTTAGCTGCCGCTTCTGTTGCCTTTTCTGCTGCCATCTGTTCAGGAGACTTAGGAATGTTTGTGCCAGCCCAAGCCTTAAGATAATCACGCTTAAGGCGGCGGTTGAATTCTTCTACTTGAACTGCTTGAATGTTTTTCTGGAAATCACCAAGGCTGCTATTGATAATAGTCTTAAGAATCTTCCAGCCTTCAATAAAATTATCTAATCGAGCTATTGCAAAGTCTGTTGCAGAAGCAATCTGTTGAATCAATTGTTCTACATCTCCCGCACCGGTTACTGCCATGGCTAAATCAATAATGCCCTGACCTATTTTTTCCTGTGCCTCTCCAGCAGCTACGCTCAAGAGCGCAATCTTTCCTGCATAAGTTTCTAGGTAAGCAGCATTCGCTCCCGAAAATTGTTTATTTAATTTATCTGAAATCTCTGCAAAGGTAGCAGTCTTAAGTTGAGCCTGCGTAAGTCCCAAGTTGTACTTTTTCAAACCTTTTGTATTGCCTACATAAGCGTTTGCTAAATCTTGAGAAACGGTTTGGAGAGCAATACCACTTCCAGCCGATACATCAATAGCTTGCTGTAGGGCTTTTTGGCTTGCTGTGACCGATCCTGTAGTAGTAATCAATGCCTGAAATGCAGGGCGCAATTGGTCATCTGCCACGCCTGAAACTTTAGAAAGATTATCGATATATTTGTTAATGGAAGGCGCAGACAGTTGAAGTCCTAAATTCTTAACTGCTGTATTTAATTTAGTAACAGCCTTCTCATCTTCAATAAACGCCTTAACCGAAGCTTTACCAAAAGCAGCAATTTTCTGCGCAGCAAAGACTGTTGCAAAGATTTTGCCTAAACTTTTAACGCTAGTGCTTAAACCTTTGATATTCTTTTCAGCAGAAGATATACCTTTTTTGGTTTTATCGTCAGCAACAATACCAACCTTTAGAAAATCAGCTGCGTTCATTTGAGCCCCTGTCCATTAAACTTGTTAATAACCTCTGTATAAGCCGCAGCTACGGCAGCAAGGACTTTGCCTTGATCCTCACCCCAAGCACGAAAAATGAGGCGACCATTTTGCTTTTTGTTACTGCGACCTTTTTGACCTTTAAGTCTTTGAGGCTTGTAAATTGGACCCATGGAGTCAATAAATTGCTTTCCAGCTCTAGGGTTAGCACTCTTAGAATACTTTTTGTCGCTATTGCGAATCATGTAATCAGGACGAGCATTAGGAGTTCCAGCGTCTGCATAGTGTTGAACTAATGGTGCGGAGGCTCGGCCATTAGGGTGACGGCGTCCTGCTGTCTCGTAAATCTGCCCTGCTGTTGACTTATTGTAAATATACGCAGAATAAGAAAAACCTTTGCGATTGGGTTTTGTTGGAGTGTCATCAAAGCCAATGCCAAGTTTTACGTCAATTCCATTGTAAGAACGATTAGACCACGCGCCTACTTCCTTGCTCCAACCGCTTAAAGGTGATTGTGTAGGAGCAAAACCACGCGCTTTGGATACTAGCGGTTTAGTAGCTTGTTTAACTTTTTCTTGAACTGCGCGAGCTGCATAAGGTTGAAAGCGGCCAAGCATTGCGATAGTTTGTTCAACGCCGCTTAATACGATTGGCATTTTCTCGCTCCTTCGCTATGTCCTTGAGGACTTCTACGTGTGCCTTAAATGCCATTGGCGACAGTTCGACAATGGTTTGGAAGGGAACTCCATACTCGTAACTCAAGCGAGCTGCGAGATAGGTGAGGGAGTTCCTATCCAGCCTTAGACTAAAGGGTCAGACTCTAAGACCTCAACTGACTTGAGAGTCTCAAGGAACTGTTCCCCGAAAGGTTTGACTGTTTCACCCGAACGTCTAATTGCTTCCCAGCACAGCCAGTAAACGTCTGACTGCTTCTGATCTTCAATCAAGGCTTTGTGAAAGCCTTTCTTGGCGTATTGCTCAAAGGCGTATTCAATCAGTGGAGTAATCTCGTACTCTGTTACTGAGTTGTCTGCCCTTGTTACCTTGAGTTTTGCCATGTTAGCCCCTGACTTAGTTGGTTAGAATGAACCTGTTGTTGCAACAGCTACAGTACCAGAGACGTTGAATGTGAGGCTCTGTGTTGAGAGGTCTCCAACTGCGCCATTGATATCTGTGGTGTTGTTGATAAGGCATGTAGCTGTATAGAGAGGGTTAGTCGCTGATACTGCTGTGCCCTTTGTCTGGAGTAGAACGATGGTGACGTTAGTTCCCCATGCTGCCTGAAGTGTTGCAAGAACGTTTGCAGATGCTGTGTCGTTTAAGAAGTCGATAGTGATTGAAGATGCTTCCAAGCCCTTTACGAACTTGTGTCCTGAATCACCCATTGCTGTTACTTCGAGTTCATCAAAATTACGGTTAAGGGTTACAGATGTAACGTGGTCGCTAAGATCAACAGAGTTAACCTTCACGCCTACCAAGTTGCTCATGAATACTGCCATTTAGGTTATTCCTCGTCTTTCTTAGATGTGGGTTGTGGTGCTGGCTTTGTTGCTGGTGGAAGCTGACCAATCTTGATTAGAAAGTCGGTTTGCTCCTTTGTCCAATCGTCCATCGATTAGCTCCATTCCGTTAGGGTACTTATTGCAATGTCGCAAGTAAGTAAATCTCCAGAAGCAATTGTCAGCACGCTAGGCGCGCTGATGCTTCCTACATTGAAAACAATGCTGGACGCTGCAAGCAGCTGAAAGACTCTGACTATGTCGGTCTCTATACCAGCAAGGTTGCCCTCATTGTCAAGCAATGGGACAAGGATAGAAATCTTGAAATTAGCCGTTGGGCTAATCGTTGAGTAAGTATTGTTATTGGGAACAATATAAGGATTATCAGGAGTGACAATTACCGAGTTAGCAATAGGCGTAGCAGGAGGGAATGAAAATACTGACCATTTAGTGTTATCGGTCAGAGCCGTTGCAATAGAAGTTCGTAGTGTGGTTATCGCTGGCATTAGCCCACCATAGAATTAGGTGCTAGGTAAGGCGCAATGAGTCCTCGAACGCGGGCAATGAGCTGTGCAGACATGGCATACATATTGCCGATTGATCCATCAGGCATCATTCCATTGCCTGAGTTGGTCTGGCGTGAAGTCCAAATGCTAACGCATATCATGAGGCTGGCTTCTCTGACTGCTGGAATTGTGCCGTAAGTATTTTGTGTTACGCCCGAGACGACGCCAAAAGGAACGCAAGGGTGGTATTCGCTGGCTGTAGGGCTACCAGTTACTGCAAAAGTAATTGTATTTTCGCCTACGCCAGTCAGAGTCTTTGTGCCGTTAAATGGTGATCCATTCTTGGTGATGACTACTGACTGTCCAACGTAATAAGTGCCTGTAACTACTTCGTCAAAGTAAAGAGTTCCCTCAGTAGTTGTGTTGCTATGCCCTATATTGTAATTCTCGTTCTTCCATAGAAAGGGCAAC